TGCCCGACCAAGGCAGAGTTTGCGGAGATGACAGTCGCAGAACCTGTCGCTACAGCAGCACATTTAAAAACTGCATCGGGGTCATCAGATACTACAGCTACAGCATCACCCGCTAAAGTACTAGCAGGCCAGTACTGATTGAAGCGTTTTTGTTTGGTAACTGGGTCTGTATAAGAACAACCCAAAAATACACCCACTACGTTAGCAGAGCCCATCGAAGTAGTAATACCTCCTTGTTGAGCATTTCCTCTGGATAACTTAACTAGGTCACCATAGAAAATACTGGTAGCATAGCCATAGATGATTGGGTATTCACGAGTGGAGCCAGAAAATACCTGACCTCCAATCAAGTTTACGGGTTTTAATCCGTAGGGGGCACTTACGGTAGGGTAAGCCATTTAAACCTCCAAATAATAAAGTTAGTTTCTGCCAAACGTGGTTGCAGAATTCCGCTCACTAAAGAGGGGCATCCGAGGGTCACTGTCTCGCATTAAATTATTGTCCACCGCTTCTGCTTGTGCTTTAGTTTGGTTATTAAAGTGAGCTGTGCGCTGGGCTATAAACTCTACGGGGGTCTTGCATAAAAGCAAGCCACCGATTTCAATGTTGTCCCTAAACCGACTGTTCGGATCAATCAACAGTTTAAACTTAGGTTGCTCTTCCACTCCTACGGGTTCCCAGCCTTCTCTCAGTTTTGATGATAGGTTTCGTGGGTCAGCCTCGTTCATAGTAGAAGTTCGTATCCATCTATACGCATACCCATGCTGTTTATCGGGTTCCGGTAAAAGCTCTGCGGGAGCCCATTGTTTAGGGCGTTCTGCGGTTTCTCTGGTTGTTAAATCTCTAGGTGCTATAGCCATTTTAGGCCTCCAACTTAATTTGTTCACGGACATATTGTTCGGGGGTTATACCGAGCTTCTTTGCAAGAGCTACTTGCGTTTTCGTTAGTGTCACTTTTTTGGGAGCTGTACTACGTGTCGCAGGCGCTACTACCGTGCTAAGTTTTGATGTACGTTGAGGTTTATCAGCGTTTAGGTCGGTAGGCGCCTCAAATTCTTCAGGGAATCGTAGTGCTACCTCTTTATTGATATGCTCATAGTACTTGTCAGTTCCTATGAAATCTGCACCGTATTTCTCGAATAAGTCATCGTGAACGCCCATAGCGAACCGGCTCATCGGCTTTTTGGCAGGATCAACATACCACGGATTTTCGGCTACCCATTCTGCTACTTTTGGGTCTACCGCTACAGCTTTTTGTGGCTGCTTTTGGGGGATTTGTACGTCAATGTCAACGTTTTGAGCAGTAGGCCTGAAATTATTGGCTTTGTCAAGTTTATTTGTTGCTTTCATCAATTCTTCTTGCGCATCGACAATAGCATCCGTATTCCCATAATCATAAGCTTCTTTATACTTACGTTTAGCTTGGTCCAACTCCAGCTCAGCAGAGGTCTGATAGGTGTTAATCAACTCCTTCTCGCCAGACTCCAATAAGCTTTTTAATCGCTTGTTATCATCTAATAACTTCTGTGCCATGGCAAGGGCTTCTTCTTGTTCCCGAAACGCCTGCTCCTTTTCCCGCCGTTCGTCATGCCACGCTTTCTTATACTGCTTAAACTTATTTTTTACGTTTCCTGAATACTCTTCAGAGTCATCAGCTTCTTCTAGTTCAGCTGTAATCTCTTTAGGCAGGGGTGTTTTATTCTTATCTGGCTCGGGAGTATCATCCTCTATCTCAATCTCGTACTCATCGGCATAGATTTCAGCATCGATTTCATCTGGGAACTTATATTCTTCATTTTTCATAATTCTCTCCTAGGACGCACGACTGATGCCGCGAGGATCCAAAACGGTACCCTCAACTGAATCATCATTCAAAAGTCTCATTTCAGTACCGTGAATTTTCAAACGTGTGCCTGCATTGGGCCGCACTACGATGAAGTCCCCTACTTTGCACCAAGGGCCCGTTGGGAATCGTTTCTTATCCGCGTAACAATCGGGGCCAAGGCTCACCACGAATAACACCGTTGCTAGTAGGTTCTCATATTGTAAAGTCTCATTTGCCTTTAATAGCCCACTTTCATACTCTTTATCCACTTCGGGTAGTGCACACAGAATACGGTATCCCGAAGGTGTAGGGAGTTGGGTTGCTTTTTCTTCATTTGTTGCATCAAAATCTACTGCACCTACAATATCCAGGCTATTCGGGTTTGTTGAGAGGAGTATTTTACTCATCATTTCGCTCCATGGTTGTTACCAAATCGGTTATCAATTGTCGTGCAATCAATAACCCTCTTATTTCCCCACATACTCGTTGGTAGTCGGAAAAATCCTTGGCTCTCCCAGAACAGAGAGAGTCCCGGAGCAGATTTACCTGCTCCTCTATGTGCTTGTATAATATCGCTGCTACTCTATCCATTATTTTGTATCTCTTTACGTTGAGCCACTTGTTGCTGCATCTCCGCTAACCGCTGGGCGTGCCCATGAGTTGCCCCTTGCTGGTCTCGCTGATGCTGATGCTCTGCTGTTTTAAGAGCTACTTCCACCCCCATCTTGGTTAGTGACTTACCCATATCCGCTTGCAGTTTCTGGGCGTTTTCTCGCATTTGTGACCCTATCTGAGCCCCTGCTCTCTCCTGACTAGCCCCCAACTTCTCACGCTCCAAATCAATTTTGGCTACCTCTATCTCATAGTCTGCCTGATCCTTATACGTTTTCCGCTGTAAGTCCTGCTGTTTAATCTGAAGCTCTTGTTGCTGCATTTGAACCAGTGGGTCTTGCTGTTTCTGCTGTGCCGCTTGATCCTGAGCCTCTTGTTGATGCTGTTGCAGTAACTGCTGTGACGCTTGGGCTGCAAGTTGAGATATTTGAGCCTCCAGGTTTTCTGGAATGGAGACTTGGTTATCCTCGTCATCCTCACCATAACTCGGTATAGAGAATCCCATCGTTTGCTCCAACTGTTTGCGGTACTCATACCCTAGGTGTTCTCCGATATGCGCGGACATCGCTGCTTGTAGAGCTTGTAAAACTTGTGGGTTCTGCCCCATCGCTTGCTGTAATACCATCTGAACCTTAGGGTCTTGCATAGCTGCCATGTGAACAGCGATATGCGCTTGGTGGTCTTGGTACAGAAACGCCTTAACAGGCTTATTTTTTAGGATATTCTGATTCTCTGTAATAGGATCACGGGGTTTCATATCTTCGTTGATAGGTACTAGCCTCTGATAGTTCGGAATACCCAGTACTTCAAGCATCTGCCTGTGTAATTTGGGTAAGTCATATAACTGTGGCGCACCTTGCGCCAACTGTAGGGCTGCTTGGTACTGTACAACCCTTTGTGCCATTGTCGAGGCATTTGGGTCAGATACAGGTCGCACATAGACCAAATCATAGTCCGCTTTCTTGGCATGTCTGCTACCTTCGGTCGGGTCATAATCATAGTCCTCGGGGGCGTACTCTTTGATGATGTCCCGTAACAGAATAAACTCCTGCTTCATAGAATAATGAATCCGTGCCTGGATAGCACTGGATACTTTCAATGTCCTTTCCAATACCGCCAGAGTAGTCCCTACCGGTGAATTAGCCGACATATCCGATACCGCCAGATCAGCGGAGCCTGCGAAGCTTTTACCCTCTTCTATGATCGTTTGAAGAAGTATTAGTAGAGTCTGACTTGGTTCTTTATAGGGTAATGGCATAAAGTTTTCACGCAACGTGCCCGAGGGCACATCGACATCCCGCCATTCACCCGGGGCTATGGGCATATCATCCCCTTTTACCCGGAGCCCTCTCGCTTTAAAGCCTCCAGGCAGATTACTAAGCGTGCCTGCATCAACCAACTGGCGGAGTATTGAAGTACCGGACTTGGCAAACGCTCCGAGCAAGTGTATAAACCCAAGACAATAAAAGCCAAACCCCGGAATAAGCCCGTAATGAGCAAAGTGGTTGCGCTTTTTATTCGCCTTGTCATCAGGTGCCCAGTTTCTACGGATGGAGAGTACTTCCCCAGTCCCTTTCTCCAAAGTTACTATGTAGGGTAGGGCAATGCCCGTTTGCTCCCCGCTATCAGGGTCTTCGTGTTCATAGCCTTCAAGGTCAAGCTCTACATGCATTTCAAGGAGCTTGAACCGGTTGTCTGTCGTAGCTCTAAACCCCAACTTTTCCGCTATTTTCTTCTCAATATCATCCATTGTATTCGAAGGTTCCGCAAGGTCCACCCGCTTATAGAACCCCTCATACTGTAGTTTTCGGACTTCGTTCTCCGTTTTACGCATGACATGCGTTACCCGTTCTGCTGTTTCGAGATTAGACGCACCGTAGGGTACAACAATGTCTTCCGCAGGCACGTACATACTCACTTGTCTGCCCATTGACGGATCGTAATACACCTTTTTGAAGGCATTCCCTGATAATCCCAAGCCCCACAGCATGCGTTCGTGTTCTGGGCGATATTCCGACATCACGTCGGTCAGTTGGTAGTTCATATCCGCTTCTACCCGTTTCGCAGCTGCCTTTTTCTCGGGTGTTTCTTTACCTATAATTTCTGTTTTAACAGGCCCACTTGCCGGGAATGTCGCTGTAATGGTCTCAGCCTGGAATTTAACGATGGACTCCGTTAACAGGGGATGCACTAGAGGGCATGCGCCTTCCCAAGGCTCCGAGCGATCTTCCAAATTAAGCCCCAGCAGCTCAATCCCATCAACGTAAGTCGTTACCCAATCGTGCCGAGCACTAATATCAGAGTCGAAATCTGCAAGCAGGTCAGAGGCCAAGGATTGTAATACGCTATCGGGTATATCCTCTGCGAGATTGTCATTAAACGAATCATCTTCACCCGTATCCGGCTTGATTATTAGCTCTTCATCGCCATGGCGAATAGTCACAGACTCGGGGTCTTCTATCTCGATTTCGAGAGGTTCCTGGTCTTGACTTACTTGTTCCAGGCCTTGTGGTGCAGGATTCATGCTTTTATCTATCATTTGTGTTCCTTGGGCGTGTGGTGTGTAATTGTTCGTTTTAGGGTTTTAGGGTTTTAGGGTTTTTAGTAATACGCTGCACGACGGGACCCCCGCCCTCTAAATTCTTGTATCTCATCCGGCTTATCCAGGCGGGTTGATATGAACCCTCCCTTGCGAAAGCGGGCAAGTGCACAGCTGGCACAATCCACGTAGTCATCGTGTTGTCCTGCGGGGAAGGCCGCTATCTCTTCAATAACCTCATCTGCGAACCTTGTGTTCGGTACCCATACCCTACCAGAAGCGACTATATCAGATACAGCATTGAGTCTACTAATCTTATCATTCCCCCGGGTAGGCGTAAACTCCCCCACCGGTATGCCCATCGCTCGTAGTTCATATATTAGTGGTGCACCGGACGCCTTCTTTTCAATGATAACACTATCTGGTTCCCAATACTTATACTCATCCAATACTACCTTTTTCAATTCCGGGAACTCATACCTACCCCGTTTGGCATCCAACATAATGATGTTGGCCTGCATTAGCCCCGTTTCGTCAGGATGGTAGAAGACTCCCCAGGTAATGCAGGCGCTATAATCCGCCCGCTGGTTCTTCTCAAACGCAGTATCCCAGGTTTGCAGTATATGGGTTGTTTCTGGTGGGGTCTCCGAAGGCCATCGTTTCCACCACTCCCGCTTGATGATGGCACCTTCTTCTGAAGTGGGGTTTTGCTGATACTGCGCCTGCCATTTCGACACATCAATCGCATCGCGGGTAGCCTCCAGCTCCTCTATGCTCCAGAACTCAGGCCACAGCGGTTTACCACTGGGTAGCACTGCCGGTAAGTTCACCACCTTCCACTCTTCACTCCCACGTTGTTTAGCAGCTTCCAGCACCCTCCCTGACAGGTCCCGGAGGGACCAGCGAGTTTGAATAATAATAATTGCCGCTCCGGGCTGTAGACGCTGCCGTGGCCCTGACGTGTACCACTCGTACACCTTATCATAAATCTCTGGGTTGCTGGCTGCTATCGCGGCCTCTTGCTCCGAGTGCGCGTCATCCACGATAAGAATATCAGCCCCTTTCCCGGTTACCGCACCACCTACCCCAATAGCAAAGTAATCACCTCCGGCACTGGTGTTCCAGCGCCCAGCTGCTTTTGAGTCTGCTTGTAGTCTTACACCAGGGAATATCTCCTGGTAAACTTCAGAAGCAACCAAGTTCCGCACTTTACGCCCAAACCCAACTGCCAGTTCCGCAGTGTTGGAGCATTGGATTATCTTCTTGTTGGGATATTGCCCCAAGAACCATGCGGGTAGCAGGTAGGAGCCAAATTCACTTTTTGTATGCCTCGGGGCAAGATTTATAATCAGCCGCTTACACTCACCGCTAACCACCTTCTCAAACTCTTGCGCCATCCGCGCATGGTGCCTCCCGTA